AGTTTGAATCCTTTACTAGACACGAAACATTGTTGCGGGTAATTCTTAAAGCAGCCGACTTAATTGAAAAAAACGACTATGATCCAATTGAGAAGTTAGTTAAGGATGCAGTTCAAATTTCATTAACAAGAGACTTAGGCACTGATTACTTTGATGATCCTAGATCACGTTTGATGAAACTTAAGTCTAACAACGGACAAATGAGCACAGGCTGGCCAACTCTTGATAGTAAGTTGTATGGTGGATTTAACAGAGGTGAACTAGAAATCTTTGCTGGTGGATCCGGTGCAGGTAAGTCGCTATTCATGCAAAATTTAGCTGTTAACTGGATGCTAAACGGTGTTGACGGAGTATATGTTACACTAGAACTTAGTGAAGAATTATGTTCAATGCGTATTGACAGTATGATCACTGGCGTTGCAACCAGAGAAATTTTTAAAGATCTTGATACAGTTGAAATGAAGATTAAAATGGTTGGAAAAAAATCAGGAAGTCTTCGTATTAAGTACATGCCAGCACAAAGCAACGTAAATGATTTACGTGCATATCTGAAAGAATTACAAGTGCAAACTGGTAGAAAGATTGGTTACTTGTGCGTTGACTATCTTGATCTTCTCATGCCAGTAAGCGCAAAAGTAAGTCCAAGTGACTTGTTCGTTAAAGACAAGTATGTTTCAGAAGAATTGCGTAACTTGGCGAAAGAACTAAACATTGTACTTGTAACAGCAAGTCAGCTTAACAGAGGTGCAGTTGAAGAAGTTGAGTTTGATCACAGTCATATCTCAGGTGGTATTAGTAAGATCAACACAGCAGACAATGTGTTTGGTATCTTCACAAGTCGCAGTATGAAGGAACAAGGGCGCTATCAATTACAGCTTATGAAAACTCGTAGTTCTAGCGGTGTTGGACAAAAAGTTGAGTTAGAGTTTGATATCAACTCAATGCGTATTGTTGATAATGGCGAAGAACAATCTAGCTATAGTAAAAAGCCAAGTTCTTCTATTATGGATAGTATCAAAAATAAGACTAATGTTGCCCCTAGTGAAGTTACTGATACTCCAAAAGTAGTTGCTGAAGTTCAAAGTGCTAAATTAAAGCAAATGCTTGCAAATCTTAAAAAATGATACAAATAATATCGCCAAAAAATCAAATAATAAAAAAAGAGCTTGATCCATTATATCATGTAATGGATCATATGCCTTCTGGGAATTTTAAAAATAAAAATACTTTAAAAGACCTTTTTAACAATAATGGGCTTGATTCATCAAAAACATTTTTTCTCTTTGATCATTATTTGTATTTTGAACCATTTAGAGATAATTCTCTTTTTACTGGTTTTATGTTTCCTGTTGGATGCAGCAAACATTATTTTAATGTGCTACCAAACTTTACTTTGTCATTTGAGAACAAAACAAAATTTAATTGCGCTATGAATAAACAAAGACAGCAACGAGAAGTTACATCTATTTGGTTAGCAAACAATTTTAAAACATCTAAATTCAATTATACTAAATCGTGGTATCCTAATACAGAAAAGCAAAAATTTTTAATTAACAGCCACAAATTGAACTTAGAAAACAAAGACCTTGATTTTAATTGGGTTGATTATTTGTCAAATCCTTTAAACAATTATCTAAAAAATACTAGTAATGCAGAAGTTTTTAATAACGCAATCTATCCAGCTATCTTTGCTGACAGTGCAGTAAGCATTGTTTTAGAACCAATTACTAGCGAGCATGGATGTATGATTACAGAAAAATACATTAATGCTGTATATGCAGGCACAATTCCGTTAGTTGATGGATATATGATCGGTGAAGTATTATCAAAAATTGGATTAAAAACATTTAAAGATTTTATCGATTATTCTTACCAGTTTGAAACAAACCCAATAAAGAGAATTATAAAAATGCTAGATAATAATAAGCAACTATTAGACAATTGTGCTGAAGTAATTCAAAATAAAGACGTCCAGCAGCAGTTGATAGAAAATTTTCAATTGATTCGAAATCCTAAAAAACTAGGAAAAAATGTTATATTTAATTTAAATTCTAACGAAAGTATTCAAAGATATAAAGAACTTTCAGTTAATATTAACGGTGAAATTATAAAATTTGTAAACCAAGTTATTGAGCCCAGAAAATAATAAATACTTTACTATGAAACGTAAGACCCGCAGTATTCTTGATGAAATTAGCAACATTGTGCCGGAACATGATCGTTCTAGCATAATTGAAAGCCGTGCAGTGCATATTATTACTAGTGCTGTAAATTTAATTAATTTAATACGTGAAACATATGATTCTGAAACAGCAGGAGAATTAGAACGTAGACTTTTAAATAGTATTAGAGGGCAAGATTCTAGCAAATTTATGCGTGGCATGAGAAGGACTGATCGTAATGAAGATTAATGAATTATTAAATGAAGCAGAACAATTAGACGAACTTGAGCCAGGACAAACACCCGCATTTTATGATCCAAGAAGATATTTTGGTCAAGGTCGCAAAAATATCCAGACACTAAAACAAGATAAGCAATTATCTAAAAATCTGTATAATGCATGGAATGCATATGCAGTAAGAATTAACCGTGCATTAGCAAATGATCCAGAATTAGTTGCTAAGAGTGCTGGATACTTTAAGAGTTTTATTTCTAAAGCTTTAAAAATTCCCCCAGGCAACCCAATGTTTCAAGAAATTGACAATATTTTAGGCACTAATGGAATGAATTATAATAAAGCTACAGCACAAAAAGCATTAGATTATGCAGTAGCACAACGAGCAATGGCTACGCTAGACACACCAAGCAGGAATGGCGCTGGTAGATCAGGTAGAGGTGGTCCACCAAGCATAGTTTCAGGACAAACTGCAAAAGCAGGTGGGGTTGAATATGTATGGAATGGATCTGAATGGAGAAACGGCGCTACAGGTGCTGTTGCTACTGCACCTATTTCTGCTGCATTAACAGCTTCTCTTACAGGTGGAAATCCATGAGCTTTGAATTCGTAAAAGAACTAAGCGAAGCAAAACTTTTTAGAAACCCAACTAAATTAAAAGATACAGGTGTTGGGCAGCTTGCTGATAGTTTTTTTAATGCTATACTTGGATTAGAAATATTAAAACAAACTGATCCAACAGCAGCACAAAAATATGCTAAACAAACTTTAGCCTACGGCAATTTAGACGGCTGGCGCAGCTCTGGCAGCGATCTGCATAACATGGCTCATCTATTAATCAATAATAGACGCTATTCTGACAAGCTTGAAATGGATAGAGTTGTTACAGTTCCAGAATTACAATTTAAAACTTACCTTAAAAATACAGCACAAGGCAGAAAAGATTTAAATTTTGATCGTAGATTTTTATTAAATCTACAAAAAGGTTTGGGCATTAATAGTCCTGGATTAAAGTCAGCTCGTAGACTTATTGCAGATTGGCCACGTGCATTGCCAAATGAAAAGCAATTAGCAGCTACTAGAGTTTACATGGGATTACAGCACGATCTACAACAAAGTGATATGTGGGCACCATATACTAGAACTATTAAGCGTAATAAGCTATTAATTAAAGACGCTAACGTTCCAAAAAGCGTTAAGACGGGCACTCCGCTATGGGCTAAAATGGCTATCGCAGGCGTAGCAGGATATGCAATTGGTAGAAAATTAGCAAGTTTATAATAAACTTTTTAATTAAAATGCTAAATAATTACAGCGCAAAAAGCGCAGAAACTTAGATAAGGAAAATAAAATGGCAGGCGTAGTAAAAGTAAATGGCGATATGGGTGCATCAGCAGTTGCAAACTTCTTTGGTGGTTCAAAGATCGCTTTCTTCGGAATGGTAGTAAAGAATGGTTCAGCTCAGGCTGTTGACATGAGCGGTGAAGGCGGCGTAAACGAAGCCTGGACTGCAATTTACAATGCAATTTCCACAAAGGCAACTCCAGTACTATTCCAGTATGAGAGCGGTAGCTCAGGTGCTGCAAGCTGGGGTATTGAAATAGACGGTGCTGGCTGGACTGCTGGCGATCTACAGACAGCTATCCGCGCACTTGGTACAACAGTAGGCGCAAACAACGTTGACGTTTCAGGTACAACTGTAACTAACGTTGGTTTCAAGCTAGCTGCTTCATAATAGCTAAAACATAACTTAAGAAAGCTGCATATATACTATGCAGCTTTTTTTATGACTAAACATTTACTATCGAAATACAGAGATCCAAGAATTCAACAATATGAGTTAAAAAAATTAACTCCTATGGATTTGCATTCTGATAATCGTTGGCAAACTAGGGATTTACCAAGTGTAGTTACAAACGGCTTATGGTATCCAATAGCATTGTATAAGGTTACACCAGAATGGTGGCACGGTCCTTTTACTAAATGGAGACCAAAAGTTAACAATTATATAGATCCTATAGTAAACGAAGATGGTTTAATTTGGGCTGTAAAAATGGGCAGTAATAGATATCAGTGTGCCGTTCATTTAGGTTATGACACAATAGATGCTATAATGTTTGATCATCCTGATGATTGCGTAAAATTAACTGTTTGGTTTAGAGAATGCGATCCTTTAAATAATAAAAACGCTCCAGCGTATAATGGAGCATACGAGTATAAAAATGTTATATAGACACTTGTTATGGACTACAATAGATATTACACAAACTAATGTGAGAACTAAAACCAACGTTAATGACTGGAGTTTGCAGCGAAACCAACAGAGAAACTTAGATACTCTTATCCAAACAATTGGGTTACGTAGTCAACCGAATAACATATATGTTAAAAAGCTACTTGAAGAACATCCATTAGAATATGTGTTAGGAACAAATTTACCTGAATTGTGTGATATTTGGTCTATGGAATTTGATATAGAGCATGAAAATGCTTTTGGTAAAGACTGCGATTTACTCTTAAAAGATTTAAATTATGTTCCCATAATAAACGGCCTAACCGAAACACAACCTGCATTTCCGCCCGTATTTCAAACATCAGGAACGTTTAAAAACGTTAGTATTATATTTTGCCCCAAATAATATAAATATTTTGTGTTGAAAAACACATTTGGCATAATATAGGCACCCATCAACTATTAAATTCAACTAAAAAGGGGTAGAATGTCCTTGTCGATTGAAAAACAAAGCCTAGAAGCACACGTGGATTTGTGTGCAGAGAGGTATGCTGGTTTGAAGGATGATTTAGCAACAATGTCTGACCGCATTGAAAAGCTAGAGGAAGGCATGACTAAGCGTATGGATAAGCTTGAGTCAAGCGTTACCGAAATCAAAGATATATTAACTAAGAAGGAAACAAGCGCACTTCGTAGTTTAATTACTATTGGTTTAGCTATCATTGCTAGTTTAATTGGTACTGTTGGTGGTTTAGTTTGGTACGTAGTTACTCACTAATGAGTAAACGTATTTTTATTTTTTCTAATGTTTCGGTTTTTGTTTCTGATGCTATGTTAGAAATGTTAGAGTACATAGATTCTAACATTGAAATTAAGTTTAATTCTGTTGATGCTCCACAAAAGAAGTTGCTAAAAGAAATGCACGAGCGTAACTTATTACTCAGACAGAGGAAAAACAATGAAGTTAGCTACAAAGTTAGACCAAACATCAATTGGCGATAAGTTAAATTATGTTATTCAAACAACCATTCCTACCATCACTTTTCCTATAATTTCTAAAGGCAGTAATTGGATTCGTGTAAATGATATTTTAATTACTGAAAAGAATGAAAGATACAACATAACTCGTAAAGGCATTTTTCTAGCTGATTTTGCCAAACGTTCATGGGCAACAGCATATGCCGTTGCTTTTTATCAAGGCGATTTTACTAGTTGTGTTATGCTAAAAACATATGGTGCTAAATTAGATAAATATCTAGAAGAAATTGAGCGTTATAGCTACCATTTAGGATTAGCTAGAGAAAACAACAATTTTTCTAGAGAAAATATTATATCTGATCGCTTAAGTAGGACTTTAAGCGAATATACGTTTATTATGGACGAGATTTCTCCTTTAATTAAAAGTCAATCAGATGTATAAATAAGTCATATAGTTAGGAATAACAGAATGAAGCTTTCAGATATTGAAAAAACAAATAGCACTACAATGAATAAGAAAATGCATGAAAAGTTAGGTTGGAACCTTAATTTAAATGCTATGACTGTTGAATCAGCAGTAAAGATGATGGAAAGTATTGATAAGAAATTATCAGGTGTACGTTCTAGTCACAAGTTACACGAAAGCCAAAAAAACCCAAATTATGTTGGTATGCTTATGGCTAAACAAATCCTTGAAAGTTATGTAACTGAAGCAAAGTTATCAGTTTCAGATAATGCTAAACCAGACTATATTGATATCGATGGTGACGGCGACAAAAAAGAGCCAATGAAGAAAGCTGCTAAAGATAAGACAGCAAAGAAGATTGGCGAAGCAGCTAAGTCAACAGCTCAACAACAAGCCGCAGGCGCTGCACTAGCAGCAAAGCGCGGTGAAGGTAAAGCTAAAGGCGCATCAAAAGAAATGATGGGCATGAGCAAGAAGGAACTTGAAAAGTATGCAGGAACAAAGCATAAGGGACTTCCAAAGCATGTTAGCGAATCACGTCGTCGTTTAAATGAAGACGAACTTGGTCAAGCCCAAGCTATGCTTGCTGCTAAGGACATGGTTGATTCAATGCAGGACATGATTGAAGATCTAAGCAAGATGCTTAACGAACAGCTTCCTCCACTAACTGATAGTATCCGCACTGCAATTGGTAGCGCAGAAGCTGACAGCTTTAAGGCAGCAGCAAGTTCAACTCTTAGCTCATTACTAACATCTGTTCAATCAAGCAGAGAAGCAATGGATCAAGCAGTGCGTACACTTAGTGGTGAACCAGGTGCTGTAACTGTACCAGGCAGCGATATGGGTGCTCCAGACCTTGGTGCTCCAGACCTTGGCGGCGACGAAATGGATCTTCCAGATGCAGAAGACGATTTTGCTGCTAGCGATGCTGCTGTTGGTGGTGATTTACCACTTGGTCGTGAAAAGAGATAATTTAAATGCGTTTGTTTGAGATTGCCCCAACTAGACCTGAAGGTCCAGAGCCAGCACTAATGGCTATCCTTAGTTACCTAAAAGGTAAAGGCGATCAAAGATCAAGCGGCGTACGAGTTCCAATGTCCAGCATTGAAGCGTTAATGCAAAATGCTGGACAATCTATTACATACGGTGAATTAGAAAGTTTAAGACAAAAAAATCAAACAATACAAAATCTAATTAAAAGTATGAATCAAGATGAAATAATTATTAATACACAGAGCAATGATGAAGTAAGCGACAATCCAGAATTTCAACCTGGAGATGAACAAGATGTTGCTATGATGGCTAAAAGAGCTGCTACACGTAACGATTAGTATTGCGTATTTGAATTAAATTCACTACAATTAAACAATGTTATTAAAATCAAATTATGAATATCCTAGTATTAAAAGGATGCAAAGTGATATTGGCCGACAGTATCTAACACCTGATGGTGCAAGAGTTCCAAGTGTTACTACTGTACTTGATAAAACAAAGCCATTTGAAAAAGTTCAAGCACTAAATGAATGGCGTAACAGAGTTGGTCATGCCCAAGCAGCAGAAATTACAAAAAATGCTGCAAGCCGCG